CCTCTTGAACCATCCGATTTTCGGAAAGTTTGGGAGTTTGAGAGAAAACTGGAAAGTGATCTGGGTTTTTCCTTGGATTTCACGGATCATCTTTCGGGCGATTATTCAGCCGCAACTGATGGCCTCAATGTCAACTTAACGAAGTTGATCTTTGAGCGATCTCTTTATGCACTGAATGTCCCCGAAGGTGATCGTGACATCTATCGAAATGTTCTCTACGAACAACGTTTACGATATCCTAAAACATACACGAATTTCCTTCGTGATCCTGCTAATGGTGTTTCACACCTCGATGTAACTCCAAAGGCACCCAACTTCTCCATTCTTCAACAGAATGGCCAGTTAATGGGTTCTATCTTATCATTTCCGGTCCTGTGTTTGGCCAACTTGATATGTTACAAAGCGGCACTTGAAGAATATATTAATACCCTTCGTGATAAGAAACTTCCACCTTACCGAGTGAGCGTTTTCATGCTGCCCTGTTTGGTGAACGGTGATGATATTTATTTTCGCACCAATTCTGCCTTTACGGCAATTTGGTTAAAATATATCACCATCGCTGGTTTCCAACTCTCTATCGGAAAGAATTACATTCATCCAAGTGTTTTTACTATTAATTCACAGTGTTTCCACTACAACTTGGAGACCGATACTCTTCTGGAGTACACCTACTTGAACGTTGGCCTTCTTAAGGGCCAATCTAAGTCCGGTGTTATTGGAGAAAAGCTTCCTTTGGGCGACCTTTACAATAAGGTCCTCAAGGGTTCTTACAACCCTGTTGTGACCCATAATCGGTTTTTGAATTTCCACAAGAATTCATTGATTCAAATGTCAGGTCAAAAGAAATATGGCCATTCTTACAAAGGTGGTAATTACAACTTCTTCCTTCCCAAATTACTAGGAGGCCTTGGTTTCATATTGCCCTCAAAGGATATTCCTTTGAGATTAACAATGTTCCAACGGCAGCTTGCCACATTTTTACACAATAAGATCGTGCAGATGTCCGATAAACCTGTCTTAGGTTTCCGGAGTTATGCACCGTATCTTGTGGATGAAAATGCTCCAGTGATTCATGAACCCTATCTGGGTGAATATCAGTATACCTCTTTCAAGAAGACAGGTGAGCCCCCTGTGGGGTTCACACCATTACGTCTGATCAAGAGTGAAACACATCTGATGTTCCATCAATTACCAAACATGACCCCCAAGTTAGAATTCCGTTCCTTCAATTACGAAGTTTTACGTGAGTTCAGAGCTGATCCTAATCGCTACCATGGCGTTATCGATTGGTTTGGCTTGGAGGCGTCTGTTACTGGTAATTATCCTTACGAGCTGGCTCGTTCAAAGGACCCAGATCCGGTTACTTTTATGGAAAACGAAGCAATGTTCTCGTTCCAGAGATCTTGACATCGATAATAAACGGAATTTTCTAATTCCTTGGCAACGGTTTGCCGCCCAAGGTGACCAACGGGTCACCTTTTGTGTTTATATATCATGTCC